CAGTGCGGTGCAGTTCCTCCAGCGCCTCGGAATCGACGGAGTCATAGATCACCTCGATGCTCGTGCTGCCGGTCGCCTTGCGACCAGCGACGAACTGGTCCCAATCGTCATCGAAGTCCGAGATATCGATTTCCGAGGCCTGGCCATCAGGGAAGCCGATCGTACGGACACGGGTCACCTTGATGACCTCCGCCGCGCCGATGGCGATGAACAGCTGGGTGTGCTTCGACTTGAGTACCTGTCCCATAGGAGTTTCCTTGCGTTGTGCCCGTCGCCGGGTATAAAAAAAAGCCCTTTGCGGGGCCGGTGGATTGCCGTTGTGTGGATCAGCGCAGCTGCAGCAGCCGCGCGTCGAATGAAATGCCCATTGCGTCCGTGTCGTCGCTGTTGGGCGTGGGGTTGTGCGACTCGATGCTGCCCACGCGCTCGATCACATCCCGGATGGCGACGGCAACGCCGTTGGCCTGGCTGAGGCTCTCGCCCCACACGGTCAAGCGGACTCGCCAGCCGTCCGCCGGCGGCGGCTCAGACAGCATCGCGGTGGGCGAGCCACCGACAACTTCCCACGTCGCGTACGGGAGCGGCGTGCCCTGGGGCGCGCTGCCCAGGAACAAGCTGGCAGGGTCGCCGAGCACCTGCCGGACGGTCGCATCGTCTTCCAGCAGCGATTGGATCAGAGGAACCATCATCTCCAGCCCTCCTTCCTCAGCTGCTTGTCGAGCGCGGCCCGAGTCTCATCGATGATCACCTGCGCCGCCTCGGGCCCTTTCGCTTCGCCGGCCGGTGTCAGGAACGGCGATGCCCGCTGCTTCTTGGTGCCGAATTCGAGGAATCGCCAGTAATAGGCCCAGCCGCGGTCAACATAGGACTTCCCGGCACGGCCTCGTTGCTTGTTGCGCTTGGTGTTGGCGTACTTGCGCCGGCGGCCAGACTTGATGCCGACGGTGAAGTACTCCCCGTCCTTGCCCACACCTGCGCGCGACCTGCTTTGCGCATTGGCGCGGCGCGTGATGATCTGGCTGGCCAAGAACCCCGACGCCTTCGGCGCGCGGCGCCTCGCATCGTCCCGAATCACGTTGCCGCCCTTGCGCATACCAGCTCGGACCGCACTTCCCTGCAAGGCCCTGGGCGCCTCCCGCAGCGATCGCACCAAGCCAGCCAAGCCTTGAATCGATACCTGCTCAGCCATTGGTCAACCCCGCTACGGCGATGATTGCCATCTCGCTACGGTCGTTACTGGGCGCGATGCTCTTGATATCGAACACGCGACCACGGAACACGATTCGCCATTGAGGGTCGACTTGCCGTGGGCGAATGTCGAACCTGACTTGCTCGCGGTAGCGGTCGGCGCCGGCAGCCACAGCCTCGGTGGTGGCCGCAAGGTTGTTGGTGGCCTTGGCCCACACGGACACGACCTCAGCCCATACCGGCTTGTCTTGGCCGCCGAGCGGATCGCGAGCCATGGTCTTCCGCTCGAAGCGGATGCGATTCTGCAGATCGCCGTCCTGAAGCGTCATGGCATCATCACCCTTCGATATGGGCGCAGGAGGCTCTTGGCGCCGTTGGGAAGCTCTACCGCTTGGGCGCCCACAACCACGTCGGAGCGATTCGCGTAGAGATGACCAATTGTCAGCAGTACGGCCGTGACGATGCTGGGATTCACGACCACGCCGTGGATGCAGGCCTCCGCCTCTGCCGTGGCCTCGCCGAAAGCAACGTTAGCAAGACGGATCGCCGCGGTGCGCTCCTCTCGGTTCTCGATGAACACTGCGTCAGCCAGCGCCTGGTCACGCGCCGTTGCCGCTGCCCTTACCGCCGCTGGGTAGCCGGCTCGCGCCTGAGCCAGCGTGTCCAAGCTCTCGTAGATCCTACGATTGAGAAATGCCTGCGCTGCGTCCACAGCGCCGGAAACCGCAGCCTGCAACTGCTCTTCGGGGTAGTCGGCCTCGACTCGCACATGCGAGCGGGCCTGTGCGATCGAGACGATGGGCATGTCAGTCCTTCTTCCCTTCAGCCAGTGCTGCGGCAAGCTTCTCCGGACCCCAGCGCTTGTCGAACGGGATACCCGCCGCCTCCAGTTGGCCGATCAGGGCCACCTTGTCGCCGGCTCCATTCTGCTTGTCGGCGGTATCGGTGGTATCGGCAATCAGACCCTGCACCGTCTCGGCGATTGCCATCTCACGGGCTTCTTCGCTCATCTCATTCCAGGCTTCAACGGTCAGGCCCGAAGCGGCATGCGCCTTTCTGACCACATCATCGAGCGACAGTTCGCTTCCATCGGCGAACTCGAACCGCGCCGGCTGCAGGCTGGAGCCCAACAGCGTCAGCGGCGGCGGGGCGTCAGCGATCAGGCTCAGCGCGCCCACCGACAGTGCACCGGCCTCCAGTTCGGGCGGACAGTCGTCGCCGGCAGCAAACTGGATGGGATAGATCTTGCCTTCCGGAACCCCGCGGAAGGGCTTGATGAACTTTGCCATTGCGGCTCCTCGAACACTGGATTGAAGCCGGGCGGCGCGAGGCCGCCCGACGGGTGGGCGATCAGGCCGAAGCCGCGATCTTGAGGGCGCGCATCGGCTCGGGGTTGTGCACACCGCCGCCCACACGCTTGGTCGTGTAGAACATGACGTAGGGCTTGTTGGTGTACGGATCGCGCAGCACGCGCACGCCCTTGCGGTCGTACACGGTGTAGGTCTGCTTGAAGTCACCGAACAGCGCGGCAATCGCGTTTGCCGCTACGTCCGGCGTGGCCGCCACGTCCTGGACGGCGAAGCCGGCCAGGGTGGACGGCTGACCGGCCACCAGCGACGGCTGCCACAGGTAGTTGCCCTGCGCGTCCTTCAGCTTGCGCACCACGCCCTGGGTCTTGCGGTTCATGGCGAACTTGGCGCCAGCGGTGAAGGCTGACGGCAGGTCGTAGACCAGGTCCAGGATGCTGTCGCCATTGATGCCGGCTGCAACACCGCTGTTCACGGCCTTGATGGCGCCGAACGGGTGCTTGGCGGCATTGGCACCACCTTCCACGTAGGTCAGGATGCCGAACGGCTTGTTGACGCCATTGCCGGAGAAGAACGCATCACCTTCCTGCCTGGCGAACTCCAGCTCGACCTCGCCGGCCAGCCATGCCTCCAGGTCGATCTCGGCATCGTCCAGCAGCTGCTGGGTGGCGGCCGGATTGGCGTAGATCTCGCCCCAGCCGAAGCTGAGCGGGCGCAGCTTTGAGGTCGCGGTCTCCGGGCGGGCGTCTTCTTCGCCGACCCAGCCCGAGGACGTGCCGCCGGTGTTGTAGAGCTTGGTCAAGCCGGCACCCGAACAGGGCTGCACGTTGGCCAGCTGTCGCATGTCCGAGACGATAACCAGGCGGTCGGTTATCGAGCGGTCCCATTCGACCGGTGCCAGGTAGCCGCCTTCGTCGGCCGCGCCCTTGTTGAGGGCAGCCTGCACTTCGCCCTTGCGGAAGTGAGCACGGAACGACTCGGTGTACTCGGCGTCGGCCACGTCGCTGCCGGCGCCGCCGCCGCCCATCTGGAACGCGGCCATCTGGGTGTTGGCCTGGTCGACAGCAGCCTGCAGACGGGTGATATCGGCGTTGATGTTGTCGACCTTCAGGGCCTGCAGCGCATCGGCATTGCCCTTCTTGATCTCCTCCAGCTGCTTGTTGTGCTCGGCCTTGAAGTCGGCGAATGCCTTGTTCAGGCTCTCCACCAGCGCCTTCACGTCGGGCTGGCTGCCACCATCGGCGCGCACGGAAACGAGGCCACGCGGAACGCGGCCGTGGGTCATCTTGGTCATTTGTTGGCCTCTTAGGCTTTGATATTGTCGAGAAGGCCCTGCAGCAGGGCTGTGGTTTCGTTTCCGCCAGCGCTCGGCATGGCAGGGTCGGCAGCGCTCGGCTTGCCGTTGAACAGCGATTTGAGGGTGTCGCGTCGCATGGATCGGGAGTGGCCAGCCTTGGCCATGGCGGCTTCCACCAGGGCGAGCGCCTTGCGCCCGCCTGATGATTGCTTGGCATCCTTCGTGGCGGCGGCCCCGTCGAGCAGGCCATCGGCAAAGCCACCTTCCACGGCCTGGGCGGCGCCGATCCACGTTTCCTCGTCCATCATGCGAGCCGCTTCCGCCTCGGTGACACCCGAGCGAGCGGCGTAGACCTTTGCCATGGCAGCGTCGAAGGGCTCCAGCAGCTTTGCCGCGTCCGCCATGTCGTGCCGGTTGCCGATGGCCACCGCCCACGCGTTGTGGATCATCAGGAACGCCCCGTCGCCCATCAGGATCTCATCGCCGGCCATGGCGATAACCGATGCGGCCGACGCAGCCAGTCCCATCACCTGGACCGTCACGCGTCCCTGGTGCTCGCGCAGCAGGTTGTAGATCGCAACGCCCTCGAAGAAGTCACCGCCGGGGGAGTTGATGTTTACCACCACATCCTTGCTGCCAATCGCACGAAGGGCGGCGCTGATCCGTTTGGCGGTAACGCCGGTGCCCTCCCAGTTCTCGCCGATCGAATCGTAGATGGAGATGCTGTTCGCGTCGTTGCCAGCAGCACGGACTTCCGGCTCCCAACGCTCCAGCGCGTCGGGCCGCATGTCGAACTGGGCGGCGCCGAGCCGTCGCTCGGCACGAATTTCAGGCAGCTGCCGGAGGCTCATCGCTCTTTCCCTTCTGTGTCATGGGGTTGATCAGGTCGTTGGCGCCTGGCTGGTCCGATTCGGGGTAGTCCAGCAGGTCGCGGATCTCGTTCTGCGTGTGGAACGGCTTGGTGCCACCGGAGCCGAGGGCGGCCTTGAAGAATTCGGCCTGATCCTTAAGCGTTCCGCGCATCAGCGCCCGAACGTTGAACTTCGGCTGGAATCGCTCCAGGTCGCGCTCTGGAATCAGCGATCGCGCCACCGCCTGCTCCCAGTTGGTGAAGTGCTCCAGCATCGTGTACTGCAGGAAAAATATGCCCAGTTGCTCGATGCCCGTGCCCCAGCTGGTATCGCTCAGGAACAACAGCGGGCGGGGAACGCCGTAGAGCCTGGCCACCTCCTCCACCTGGGCATTCCGGTTCTCGACGTGCTGCGCTTCCTGCGCCGTGCTTCCGAACTTGTTGGCCTTGGCGTTCTCTTCCAGCAGCATCCACTTCTGCGCCGCGCTGGCGCCTGCGTACTCCGTATCGAGCGATTGGCGCATGCGGGCATAGGCGGTATCGCTGAGCGCGCTCGGCACTTCGATAGCACCACCGGCCATGTTGCCGGTTTCGAAGATGCGGCTCGCAGCTCGCTCCGCATCCAGCGCCAGGCGAATTGCCCGGTCTGCCAGTTTCATCCGCGACAGGCTGGTGACACCGTCCACGGATATATCGCGGATGTGCAGGATCTCTTCCTGCTTAAGTACTACCTCGCCGCGCTTCTTGCTGTTGAAGCGGTAGATCATCCGCCAGTCGTCGCCAAGCTCGGCGCGCACCGCGGGCGAGTCCAACGGGATGAGATGGATTGGCCGGCCTGCTGACCACACGATCCGCGCGTAGGCGTCACCGTGGCGCTGCCGGGCCAGCTCCATCTGCCGTTTGAATTCCAACGGCGTTTGCCACGGGTTCGGCTTGACCTTGAGCAGGCGGTGCGTGGGGTGCTCGGTGGCTATCCGTTTCTTCCCGCCAGACTCGATCACGTTCAGCGGCAGCATGCCGATGGTCCCGCAGATCAGAGACAGGCAGCGGAGCACCGCCATGTTGCGCAGCTGGTAGCCACCACCGCCCTGCCCGCTCTGCGCCCGGATGAACTCCAGCAGCGCCGGGTCATCCATCCCCGTGAACTGGCCAGCCTCAGCCCGTGCGCCTTGGGGCGCCGCCGGCGGCGGATTCCAGATCCGGTCCAGCGACTTGATATCTTCTTCGTTGAACCTGGACATTGCATTTCCTATAGGAATCGGATGCCCCGCTGCTCATAGACAGAGGCAGGCGCGACCGATGAATGTGCGGAGCCGAAAGCCATCACGACCGCTACCGCGGCGTCGATCTTGTTGACGGACCGTGCCTTGGACAGCCAACGGTTTTCCCACTTATCGCTTTCGATGACGGCCGACATGATTGCCGACACCAGCACCGGGTTTCCGAGCAAGCGGACCCGTCCTTGCAACAGGGCTTCCTCGAACAATCGGAGAGACCCGGGCATCCAGAGACCTTCCGGCGCCGGCTTACCTGCGGCAGCGGCGGCCTTTACTGCCGCCTCTGTGGGCTTGCCTTTCTTCAGGCCACCCTGCGGGTGCTCAACGAACGAAACCGAAAGGCCCAGTTCTTTGACTTCCTCTTCGAACTGGCGGAACGCGTACCTGTCGTAGGCAACCTGAGCGATTTCAAAGTCCCGGTCATACTCGGCCACCGTTTGCGCAACGTGCCGGTAGCTGATCGTCTGGCCCTGTGGCGCGTGCAGGTGGCCCTTGGCAATCCAGGTGCTGTACGGGAGCTTGTCGCGTAACTCACGGGCCTTGACCGTATCGCCTGGGGTCCATGCCTCTACCCACGCGTCAAACGTTGGCTTGCTCACCAGCGTCTTCTTGCCCTCGACCTCGACCAGCACTTCCTTCGCTCCGGTCTCCACTACCGCGCCGAGCGCCGTAATGTCGCGGTTCTGCGACAGGTCCAACCCGAGATGGAGGCGCTTGCCATGGTGCTGGGATGTGTCAAATGACTGCAGGGCCGGCTCGAGCGTCTCGCGGCTGAGCCACGCCTGGTCTGCATCGGTCCACATGCAGAAGTTGAGCCGCAGAATCTCGTTGAGCTTGCTGGGAATCTGCTTGGCCAGGTCAACGCGGGCCTTTAGGTACTCCTCCGTGATCGTGATGCCCAGCATCGGGTTGGCCTTCAACCAGCAACGCGGATCCTCCAGCGGGTCATCGCCCTCATCCAGCCCGCACACAAACGAGAACGTGCGGTCATCGATGGGCTCACCGATGAAGGTTGGATCGTTGACCGCCTCCGTATGGCCGGCTGCAACCTTTACCGCGTGCTCGTGTTCGGCCCATGCAACGCTGTTCCGGTCACTACCCGAGTTGGTGATCATGAAGAGCAGCGGCGAACGGCGGAACTTGAACCCGTTCTCCATCATTTCGATGATCTTGCCGTCCGCCATCTCGTGCACTTCGTCGGCCAGGACAAAGTGCGGGCGGTAGCCGGAACCTGTCTTGCCAACGTCGCGGGACGCTGGCCGGAAGTAGCTCTGCGACTTGTGGTGGGCGATGTTGTATTCCTTGCCCTCACCGCCTGAGAACTCCAGCCGCTTCTTCAGCGCCGGTGAAGCCTTCACCATCTTCACCGCATCGCGAAACAGGATGCCCGCCTGATCCTTGTGCGAGGCCACCGCGTATACCTGAGCGCCGGCTTCTTGATCGGCGCAAAGCCCGATCAGCGCGATGCCACCAGCCATCGGCGACTTACCGTTGCCCTTTCCTTCCTCGATGTACGCTCGCCGAAAGCGACGCGTGCCATCCGCCTGTTTCCAACCGAACAGGCTGCCGATCTTGAACGCCTGGCTGGGGTGCAGCTTGAACGGCTTCCCTTCGAACTGCCCCTCACTCAGCCGCAGCACGTCTTCGAAGAAGGCGATCTTCTTATCCGCCGCCTCGCGGTCGAAGTACAGGCCTCTCTCGTGAGCGTCCTCAAGGTCTTTCAGGTGTCGACGGCAGGCGTTGCGCACGTGCGGGCCTGCAACGGTCCGGCCTTCCACCACTGCCAGCGGATACTCGCTGGTCCGGCAGTCAGAAATGCTTGTCGTCCGGGTCTTCGTCTTCGCCTGGGCCATGATTCACTTTCGTCTCGTCCACCGGCGTGGCGCCGAGCTTCGACAGGAGCGAGCCCAGAGCCTGCATCGCCGAAACACCCATCTCCGGGTCGGTCGCCATACGCGCGGCGAGGATGCACACCTGACGCAGCAGCAGCCGGTGGCCGGCGTGCAGCCAAGGCATGTTCTCAACCTGTTCTTTCCAGACGGCGACCTGTTCTTTGGTCATTCCCTTGTAGGGAGCACCGATGGCTTTTCGCCCCTTCGGCGTCTTTCGATTTCGATGCCGCTGCGGATTCTTTGCCGCAGCACCGGACACTGCCGCTTTTGCTGCTGGAGTGCGGGGATTCGCCATGGTTCACCGTCTGAATCGCTCACTGAACAAAGCAACCCTTGTTCAGGAATGGGGGTCGTCTTTCCAACTGTGGATGCGTGCGTTTGGGGGGGCGCACGTATCGCTGGCAAATCGACCCAAACTTTTTCGCCCCCCGTTCAGGTTTCTGTGGATAACCTGTGTATATGCATGCCACCTACATCGGCCGCGCGGGGCCCTGCCGTGGCGCCACCAAGGGCCATCCATCGGCGTCGCAACCGACCAGAACGCGTTCTGTGTTGCCGAAGCCGCCATCCTCCCGTGCGGTCTTCCTGCTGTGACAGCTGACGCACAGCGTCCGAAGGTTCTCCGGGGAGTTGTTGTTCGGATCGCCGTCCGCGTGGTCGACGTGGGCCTGCCCCTTGCCGGCGGACAACACGCCACAGCCCTGCTCCTGGCACCGGTACAGGTCGCGCAGCAGGATGGTTTCCCGCAGCGCGCGCCATGCCCTGCTGTTCGTTGGTAACGCGCGCTTAGCTTGGCGATTGCCTGCCAGGCCGGCCATCAGTACGGGTTCCCGTCCAGGTCGACGCGCTCCGGCTCGGCACCCTCGTCCTGCACCGGTGCGCCTGCCTCCTCGCCCAACAAGAGGGCCACCGCCTGGACAAGCAGACCGACATGCGTTGCCAGCTCGACCATCTGCTTGCCCTGCTGCTCGATGATCCCGACCAGGCGATCGATGCGAGCGTCTGTGCTGCCATCGATGCGCGCGGCCAAGGCGGTGACTGCTGCAGCGCGCGCAGCCTGCTCAGCGGCCAGTGCTGCCGCCAGCTCTTCAATCTGTGGAACGTCCATCAGCAACCCTCGTCGTTCGCAGTACCAAGCCGCGGCGTATCCATCCCTCGACCCGTTCCCAGTCCGGTTCCATGCCCGTCGTCCTGGCAAACCACACCACCGCGGCCAAGTAGCACCGCAGCCACCAGCGCATGCGGACGGTAGCCGTCACTGCTCCAGC